GTGGGAACAACTTGAGAGAGAGTTGAGAGAGAGGTGTTGCCCCCACCATTCTTTTATAGTAACTCAGAGTTACTTAAAAGTCAATATATTTTAGTCAAATAGTTTCGCAAAAGTGGCAGGGCCTGCAACACCATCTGCAACGAGTCCATTAGCAGATTGCCATTCTTTCAATGCACGTTCTGTGCCTGGCCCAAAGTCACCGTCTGCACTAACACCTAGTGCTTCTTGCATCAACTTGACACCTTCACCCTTACATCCTTTGCGTAGAACACCAATATCATCAGCAATGTCTCCAATGAATCCGTCATCTACTCCAAGGTCTTCAGCATCCATACCCAACACTTGTAGTGCATGTTTGTAACGTTTCTGTCTATCTTCTAGCCCGATGTTGCCACCATTAATCTTTTTAGTCATCAACACAACGTTGTCTGTGTCTGCAATATCATTTAGTTTGGTTGTGTCCCAAAACCAACATGCAGATTCGATTGCACCAGAAGGTGTTGCAACATACTCTGCTGCTTCCTCTGCTGTCATACCCACACTTTCACCAAACTTTGTATAGTTGTAACGTCCAGTAAGTTGCTTCAGTCCTCTGCCACGAAAACGCCAACCGTCACCCTCATTTACATTACCCATTTTATATTTACGATATTCATCGTTGTATACACGATTGGCAATCATCTCTGGATTACGAGCGTATTCATCTGCATCTGCCTTTGGGGGTTCACCAAAGTAACGTCCAAAGACTGAACGTAGTGCCTTTGCAGAATAGTTTAGGTTTTCTTCTAATCGTTTGAAACCACCAGATTCGTGAGCACATTGACTTAGGAAGTGTGCAACTCTACGTTCTGTTGTAATACCATATTTCGGTAGCATCTCACATAGTGCATCATACCAATCATCTGCATCAGCAGAAATAATTTCCTGTAGATGTTCTTTAGTGAAATCAAATTCAAAACCCATTTTTATTAACTCCTTGTGTAATGGTCAGTCCATCCAAATGCTTCTTTGACTACATTATCTGATAGTCCTTTAAACACTTGATGCAATTTTTTATCTTTTGCAGCAATTAGTAGTTCTGCTTCAGATGAATGCAGTCCTTCCAACATTTGAATAAACATTTGTTCTTTTCTAAAACGAGGGAGTTCAGCATTACCACCCTCTAGAAAATTATACAATTTTCGTGCTTCTTTTTGTAGAAGTGTATGTTCAGTTCCTTCTTCTGCTTCGTTCCTCTTGAACGGCACATCCCCTTCTGGGATTTGCCATTTGATGTTTGGGTCAAAAGATGACTTAATCACCATTCGTAGTGGTTCACTATCATAAGTCTTTAGGATTTCAACTTTCTTATCCTTAGTCTTTGCATTATGAACCTTCTTTAACACCTCACTCAGTAATGGAGTATAGGTATCTCCTTTTGCTCTAGTCATATTAAAAGTCTCCGATATCGTTCATGAGATTTCTCAATCTCTTTGTTATAAAGTAATTTAGTAGTCCTGCCCGATTACCTTTTGCTGGTTTACGATATTCCTCAATAACTCTGTCTTGTAGTTCTTGTGGAATGTAATCCAAATCAATCAGTGTCTTGTTACGTTGATAATTACGCATCATTTCTTCAGAACAGAAATCAGCAGGGTCTAAGTCCACCCATGCCTCTAACTTCTTTTTTGCCAGTGGTTTCTGACGCAACTCATCAATAAAGGTATTATCGGGCGATAGGAAGTTTGGAACTCCATCACTACGGTCTCCTTTAAGGACATGTTCCTTAATATATATGTTTGGGTCAATGCCATTGATGAATTTTTTTTGAACTGGTGCGTATTGTTTTACAAAGTTGTGTTTTTGCAACTGAATAAAATCCTTGTCACCAGACAGAACTAACACAGGTTCAAACTCACTTGGAGTTTTTGCAATGTGATTTACGATTGCAGCAATACAGTCATCTGCTTCTGCACCTTCAACTTCTAATACTTTATAGGGAAAGTGTTCACGAACCTCATCCCGAATATTGTTTAGTGTGTCAAAGATAAGATTCCAATCAAGTCCAGAATTTTCTCTGTCCTTTTTACGATTGCACTTATAGTTTGGGAAGAAATCTCTTCTCCAATATTTTTTGCTGTCATAACAAAGAATCAGTTCACCATATTCTTCATGAAAACGACTACGATAAGAACGTAGTGAATTCAAAACCATATGTCTAACTAGGTCTTCATCAACATCATTTTTACGAGAACCAATTTGCATCATCAGATTACTGATGGTGACTTGGTTCATATCAACTAATATCATATTATATCCCAACCATTATTTCTACATATACTTATAGTGTATTCCTGCTCACGTTTCCAGTTGTGTGGGCCGATGGGATTTTGAACATTTTCTAGTTCTCTACCACCTTTCCCATCATTATAATATGTCTTTGTTTTTTTGAAATCAAAACCAAACAAAGATACATAATCTGGATTACAGTTTTTCACCATATCAATAACCATCATACCAGTAGATGGACGTTTTGTCAATAGATTTTTAAGTTCTTCCCATAAGTCTAATGGATAGATATAAAATTTATCAGAGTCTTGTTTCCAACTACCACCCCTGTTTCCACCAGACATGTGAACAATTCCTTTCATGCCTGGAAATTTATTTTCACACCCCAAGATGTTTTGTCCATTTCCAGCACAGACTAGTGTAGTTCTTTTTCCTAGTTGTTTAGGAGCAATATATCTGTTTAGGTGTGGTGCATATACAAATCCATAATTCATTCTAATAACAACTTGGAATCCATCAATCATAATTCCCTCTTCTTTAGAGAGAATAGATTCTGCGTTTCCAACGATTGCAATCGTTTTGCCTTTAATTAGATTTTGTATATCTGTATATTCCATCATAAAAAATTGGAGCGGGTAGTCGGAATCGAACCGACATCATTAGCTTGGAAGGCTAAGGTAATGACCATTATACGATACCCGCAAAACTGGTGCCGGCGAAAGGAATCGAACCTCCAACCTACTGATTACAAATCATTTGCTCTACCGTTGAGCCACGCCGGCGAATTATTTTTCCTCTTCCATTTCTCTTGTCCACTCGCATCCAATATCTGGATACCAAGTGCCGACATTTCTTTTTGGTGTTCCATCTGGATTATATGCCATAACCAAACACACCGTCTTTACTTTATTCTGTTGATACTCACCCCAGAACATATCCGTGTAAGTTCCAGTTCGCAAGTATGTTTCTAAGTTACGAATGTATCCTTCAATCGTTGCTACCTTTGCAATTGCACCCTTTACATTCGCACGTTTATTTGCTTTCTCGGCAGACAATAAACCCTTTTGGGTCTTTATCCACTCTTTAATCTTTTTATGTGACCATGCGTGGTCATCACCTTTCTCTAATACAGAGGGGTGAATTGATTTATATTCGGGGGGATTTTCTTTTAAACGTTTTTCCCTAGCAAGAGCAAGTCGTTCTGCTGCAGCAGATTTTTGTTCTGCTGACATGGGTTTCCTACGTTTGCGTATTTTGATTTTTGAGTCATTCTCAACTCTTGCTTTTCCCATAATATCACCATAAAATTAGTAACCAAGTTCTTGTTTCTGCTTCTCCATTTTACGTTTGTATCGTCTGGTTGCAGCAGCCTTTGCTTTCCTACGTTTCGTTCCTTTTGATTCGTAGTATTGTCTATCTCTGAGTTCTTGGAAGATACCATTTTTTAACATCTTCTTTTTTAAAACTCTAATTGCCTTTTCAACATTCCCATCTCTGACTTGAACTATCATACCTTGGGGACGCTCTTCCCTTTTAAAAGGTTTATTAAAAGGTTTATTATACTTATTATATCTATTTTGTCTCATTTACTCCTCTTGTCTTTGGGATTGGCCTGCCCTGTAGGACTCGAACCTACGACCCACAGCTTAGAAGGCTGTTGCTCTAATCCAGCTGAGCTAAGGGCAGAATAATCCAAATTGATTATTTTCTAAACTTAACTGAATATCTCTTACCACCATCATAGAAAGTAACAGTGGAATAGTCGTAGACTTCGTTTGTTTCAGTATTGTATGTTGTTTTATTGTAACACTGGTCTACAGTTTGATAACCGATAATCTTTTGACTACCCTTACCACCTTGAATAGCACCAATCATTGCACCCACACCAGTTGCAGCTTCTTTACCAGTGCCTTTACCGATTTGGTTACCAATGATACCACCTACAATACCACCCAAAATAGCACCATCTTGGTCAAATTCACTCTGACCATAGATAGGAACCTGTTTAGTTTCACAGATTTTTTCTACTGAGGGGATGTTTTTTGTAACAGTTTTATAGAAGTCTTGAATAACTGGTTCAGCGGCAAATGCCTTTTCAGTCATTCCGATTGAAACACCAGCGACAACACCTATAACTGCGAGTTTAGTAAGATATTTCATAATGTGTCCTTTCACGTTGAGTTAATACCATAACAAATTTCACCAACTATGTCAAGAGGTTTTTATGACCAATCGACATTTTTCGGAACATAAGATTGAATCTTTGCCCGAATATCCTTCTCAAGTTTCTTAACTGGAGTTACTGGTTTGCCAGAACGTTTGACATAGAAGTAGTTTGCATCTACAACAACCATTCCACCTTTACCACTTTTTGCAATTTCTGAGTCTACACCAACCTTGTTGAATGCAAACACAATGTCTCCATCCATATACTTAGTTAGTCCTTTACCCATGTTAAGAATATCACCCATAGTGTTTGCAGCACCACGATGTGTATTGACAAGAATCTCTACAGGAACCTTTCGTGAACGTTTTGCATTTTGGTCAATTGCAACTTCAACATCATTCACAACCCATACGATGTGAACGTTCTTTCTTGCATAACCTAGTCCCAATACGTCACGAGAAATGTTCTGTAACTTTCGTAAATCTTTTAGAGTAACGTCAAAGATGATATTTGGTTTACGGTCTGGATGTGCAGACAAAACAGAAGTATAAAGTGCCTTCATACGATTGTCATCCAGTTTCAAATAGTCACCCAGAATGCCGTGTAGTTTTGCAACATTATCTGAGTCTTTCAGATTTGCGGCAAGGTCTGGAAGGTCTACACCCAACTCATCTTTAATCTTTTTAATAATCATTGGAGTTTTCGCAGCAAGAGTTTTGAGTTCATCAACGTCAAAGACGAACCCTTCCATACCTACGAGATTATCTTTTACAAATCCTTTACCAGAACCAGCACCCCCTGCCATGATAACCACGTTACCAAAGTTAGGATATGCTTGACCACCAAAGGTAATAAGTTTTTCTAACAGAATGTCGTATTGCTCTTTGATATATTCAATACGAACTTCTTCATCTACCATCTGGTAGTTTTCAAAAAATTTGCTAAATGTTTTCACCGAACCACTCCAATTCTTTTTCTTCTCCTCTATTTAGTCTTCTCTACAACCTCAAGCAATTGCTTTTCTCCATTTTTAAGAGTCCGGCACTTAATGTAGTTATTTGTTTCTAAAACATCAAGAGTATTTGCAATTGCTTGCTCAATCAGTTCTTTCTTACTTTCATATCGTCCCCACTGATAACATACCCATAATACGAATGTTGCCATTAAGGCGTGTTCTATTGCAGTCATTTGATTACCTCTCTAGGATTATATAATCGCCAAAGTATTTATCAAACACTTCAATTAGATTCTCATAATCTCCAGTTTTCATTTCATTACAAATTGCACTACCATTCAAACCTAGTTGTTTCGCAAGTTTATCAGCAGTCCCCAAAAGAAAAAATGCATTACCCTGTGGGCCAGTCAAATCAATGACCATCTCACGCTGCAATTGTTTCTGTCGTATCATCACAAAATTCCTTTTCAAATTCATCAACGATTGCAAGTTTCTTTGCAATACGATTTTCAATTGCCTGCATCATCATACGTTTTTCATCAGATGCACCCTCTTGCATAGTGATAAGAACACTATTCAAAAATTCAACTTCATCTAAAACATCAACCATTATGCGGCCTCCTTCACTTTAGGGATTCGTTTCTCTCCCTGTATTTCCATAACACATTCACCTGTTTCTAGGTTATCAACCCAACCACAGAACTTACCAGCAAGATGGGCATACTCTGGACGGTCTTTCACCATGTCTCCACAGATGTATCCACGCTTCAAGAACCAAGTTCCCTTAGAGTTCTTTTTCAACTCTGTTGGAAGATAGATGGTATCCCAACCACCACCGTATTCTTTCTGAGACTTGACAAACTCAGTGTCCTCATCATCAGCAAGAACATACCAAGTCGCAATGTAAGACTTGAAATATTCATTGTCCTCAGAAATGAAAGGTTCAACTTCCTTGACTATCTCATCAAGGGCATTAACATCAACATTGTTGATGACATAAGTAGAACCGATTTTATACTTCCAACGGAAGTTACCATCAAAACCACCATGAGCGGCATAGTTCTCTTCGTCTTGCATTTCAATAATCAGTTTCATAATCTCACCTCATTTCTCATCTTGTATATTCATAGTATCATTGTTTTCAGAACAAGTCAACACTTTTTTTCAATTAATTTTCAACTCGGTCATGAACTGGAACAGCACCGTAGAACCGTCCACCAACAATCTTTTCAACTGCTTCACTGAAACGTGAATCAGAAGTTGCGGCATAGTTGCCCCCAAACATAGTCCAAGAACCCTTCTCAAGTTCGTCTACTGGAACAATCTTTGCTGTGCCTGGCAAGTTACCCTTTACCAACATAACTGCTGGGCAATCATCAGATGGTTCAAATGGCCCATCCACATTCACAACATTCAAACGTGTAAACCGATTGGTTACACCATTCATTGTGCAGTCATAGTTAGAATCTGCATCTTTATAAACACTTACTGTTAAACCCATAATTAAGCACTCCACTTCACGTTGTTGTTTTCAAGAATGATATCACGAACACGTTCTCTGTCCAGTGAATCACCACCACCCCAAGTCACTTTGTCATCCAAAGACGCAATGTATTTCTTGGTGGCATCTAAGACCATCTCATTGGTCATACCCTTGATAGGATAGATACCGTTCTTCTCATTGTAGAATGAATCTACATATGAAACGAAATCACATATTTCTGAAACGATTTGGTCAATTTTTGAAACGATTTTAGTCATAATTTA